GCGGGAATAACACCCCCTCGCCGTATCGGGGTGGCGATGGCGGCACAGCTGCTGGTGGAGGCGGAGGCGGCAGCCCAAGCAGCGACAGTGGCACCGGCGGCAAGGGCGGAGACGGCATTGCCGTGATCACATACAACATCATGGAGGCATGATTATGAAAGTATTTCAGATAGTCGACAATTTCTGCTACTACGACGCGACGCCGGTGCACCCGACACTCGCCGACACGGAGGGCAAATACCCTCCGGACGTTCTCTTCGTTGAGGCGCCGGATAATGTCTTCGAGGGCTGGGGCTACGACGGCACGCAGGAAGGCGACGCCCGCTTCATCAAGCCCACACCGCCGGAGGGCTGGCTGTATGACGACGCGACCGGGACATTTTATCCGGCAGACGGGGAGAAGCCGAAGCCGCCGACGCAATCCGGCGACGTCTCCGAACTCACCGCGAAGGTCGCGAACCTCGAGGAGCAGCTCGCCGCGGCTAAAATCTTACTGGGGGTAGAATGATGACACTGATCGAACTCGCGCGGACGCTCCGCCCGCTGATCGAAAAAGCGATGACCGAGACGGCAAGCCTGACCGAGGCGGAAGCCGTCTCCGCGACCTGCCTGTATCCAAAATGGAGCGGGGACGGCATCGCGTATGTCAAGGGGCAGCGGGTCCAGGATGACGGGGTGCTTTACACCGTGCTCCAAAACCACACCTCTCAGGCGGGATGGACGCCGACCGGCGCGCCGTCGCTCTTCGCAAAGGTGCTGATCCCTGACCCGTCAGCCGTCCCCGAGTGGGAGCAGCCGGATTCGACAAATCCCTACATGAAGGGCGACAAGGTGAAGCACAACGGAAAGACATGGGTATCTCTGGTTGACAACAACGTCTGGGAGCCCGGCGTCACCGGAACCGCCGCACTGTGGCAGGAGGTGACTGAATGATAGTCGAAAAAATCATATCATGGGCGATACCTTTCGTCTGCGGCGGTGTAATCACCGGGCTGATCGCCTATGTCAAGACATTGAGACGAAGGAACGACGCGATGCAAGAGGGTGTACAGTGCCTGCTCCGCGCCGAGGTCATCCGGAATCACGACAAGTACGTGTTGGACAAGAACTACTGCCCGATCTACGCGAAGGAAGCACTGAAACGTGCCTATCACGCATACCACGAGTTACACGGAAACGACGTCGCGACCGGACTGTACAACGAAGTAATGGCACTGCCTACGGAGGTGAGAGAATAATGGCTGCGTTTCCACGGGGCACTACCCCGACACTAAAATTCACCTTGCCGTTCGAGGCGAAACAGCTCACAAGTGTATATATCACTTTCGCGCAGTCCTATCGCGAGGTGCTGACAAAGCACGGCGCTGAAATCACGGCGGAAGGGAATCAGCTGATCGTCGAGCTGTCACAGGACGACACACTGCTCTTTCGTCCACAGTCTGTGGACATCCAGATACGCGCAATCGACGCCGCGGGCAACGCTATCGCGTCGAAGATCATCACCGCCGACGTTTCGAAGATTCTTCGAGATGGGGTGATAGAGTGACCAAAGCGTGTGAATTCCTGGTAGAATTCGGCTCGGGCGCTGAACTTAATGTCGAGTTCGGCGCTGCGAGCACCGACTTCGGCACGGTGGATTTTTCCGCCGACGGAGATTTCGCGGCGACGCTTGAAGCGAAATGCGCCGAATTTGATCTCCGCATGGAAGACCAGAGCGCGGAGTTTGACGCGAGCATCGAGGGCTTACAGCTCGTCGAGGTCTCGGAGCTGCCGCCATATGACGGCGCTTACGTCGTCGATCCGCTGATCAAAGCGCCGGTCACCCTGCCGACGAAAGGCAAAAACATGAGGGACGATATAACCGTCAAAAAAATGCGTCAGCTCGAGGTCGGCAACGGCGCGGGCGGAAATACGCTCATAATCGGAGAGGAGCTATAAATGGCCAATCAGTATGTCAACAAAGTCGTCGTCGGAGGCGAGACAAAACTCGACCTTACCGGCGACACCGTAGTCGCGGACAAACTCGCGAAGGGCTACAAAGCGCACGACAAGTCCGGCGCGCCTATCATCGGAACAAACACCTACGACGCCGACACCGGAGACGCGACCGCCGCCGCGGCGGAAATCCTCGACGGGAAAACCGCCTACGTCGCGGGGAACAAAATCGTCGGAGTCATGCCGAATAAAGGCGCTGTGACCGGCAATATCACCACAAAAACAGAGCAGTTCGCAATCCCCGCTGGATTCCATGACGGCTCAGGCAAGGTCGGGATATCCTCCGCCGCTCAGGCTTCGATCGTCGCGGGAAACATCAAAAAAGGTATCACCATCCTCGGCGTCGAGGGTACTTACGGCGGCGAAGCCGTCAAGGCTCAGGCGAACAAAAACGTCACACCAACCTTCGCGGCGCAGGAAGTTCTGCCGGACACAGGGTATGACTATCTCGCGAAAGTGACTGTAGCGAAAATCCCGGTGACCGAAACCGACAACGCCGCCGGAGGAGTCACCGTCACGGTGGGTGGCTGATATGGGAATCACCAGAATGCCGGAACCGACAGCGGTGCCGGAACCGACAATGAAAGGGTATAACAAAATCGTCCTCAACGGCGAAACGCTTATTGATCTCACAGCGGATACCATCACCGCGCAAAGCTTACTCAAAGGCTTTACGGCACACGGCGCGGATGGAAAGCTGATTACGGGCGCTTACGAAGCCGCCGCCGCGGCAGGGCTTAACGCCACCTGCGGCGAAATCACGCCGACGTCAGACCAGAACAACTACTCGCTGTCGCACGGGCTCGGCGAGGTGCCGAGGGCGTTTTTTATCGGTATGCGGACAAGCTATCTGAATCTTTCGGGCAAAAAGAATATTTTGATCGGCGCATGGGGAATGCGCGACCACAGCATCCAGTACAAAATGTATGCGACATCGCCACTGCGCCCGCCCGCAGGAGGATTACGCGAAGGAGCAATCACCGTGTCAGGCTTTCAGTGCTGTCTGACCGAAGCGAACGCAGACACTATCACCGTCGCGGACAGCGCCGGGACTTATGTCCTGAGCGGAGGCGCTACCTATTTCTGGGTCGCGGTTGGGGGTGAAAAATCATGAGGTACTACGCAGAGTATGACGGCGACACGATCATCGCCGTCGGCACAGGGTTCGGCGGTACGGAAATCACCGAGGACGACTACAAAGCCGTCCTCGCGGAAATCGAGGAAAAGCGACTGCTCGCCGACCGACTGTACGCAGGGGAAATCACTATCGAGGACGTCCCCGAAAAGTGGCGGACGGAAGTACAGCAGACCGTCGACAACCGCCGCGCCATAGAAGCCGAAGAGGAACCCGACTATGAAAAAGCATGGAAAATACTGATAGGAGATGAGGTATAATGAAAGGCATCGATATCTCCCGGCACAACACCATCCGGAGCTTCCCCGCGATAAAGTCACAGGGTGTGGAGTTCTGCGTCATCCGCGCCGGGTACGGCACAGTCATCGACGCGAAATTTGAAGCCCACATCAAAGCGGCGAAAGACTGCGGAATGCTCGTCGGTGCATACTGGTTCTGCTACGCGCTCGACGTCGCCGACGCGCGGCGGGAAGCCGAGGTGTGCGCGGAGACACTGCGCGGGCATCAGCTCGAATTACCGGTGTTTTATGACTTTGAGTACGACACGGAGCGCTACGCCGCGAAACACAAAGTGACGTATAACCCGAAGCTCCGGACGGACATCATCGAAACATTTTGCAACGAAATGACGAAGCGCGGGTATAAAGCCGGAGTTTACACAAACCCGGACTACTGGCTCTACCGGCTCAACGCCGATAGATTGTCGAAGTACTCGCTGTGGATTGCATCGTACAAAAGCAAGGACGGCAAGGCGACTTTCGACACTGTGCTTCCGACCGATCTCCCGCCCGCGTTTCAGAACGCCATGCTGTGGCAGTTCGGCATGTGCAAAATGCCGAAAGCCGTCGGGTATGTGGACATTGACTATGGGTACGGCGTCAAGCCGCCCGCGCCGAAGAAAACCTACAAGGTCGGCGACAAGTGCACAATCAAGCCCGGCGACCGTTACACGACAGGGCGGAAAGTTCCCGCTCGGCTCGTCGGGAAGACCTACACGGTCTGGCAGGTCAAGCCCGGCGCGGTGCTGCTGAAAGAAATCGTGAGCTGGGTGGCAGTATGAGGTATCTGAAACGGCTGATACTCGCGGTCCTGATTTACCTCGCCGTATATCTCCCTTTTATCGCCGTCCTGCAAGCCCTCACCGGCACCGACCTGACCGCCGCTTTTTCGGTCGGCGGGATCGTCGGGGCTGTGGAGCTTGCGCTCGGAAGTATTATTAAAATCACCGAAAACAAAGAGATAAGCAAGAAAGGATTTATCGAACATGGACAAGATGAATATAACACCGATACTGGAACTGGCGGTGAAGCTGATCTTCGCGGCAGTGACGATTTTCCTAATCCCGAAGCTGAAGGAGCTGATTTCGACCAAAGTCGCGGAAAGTGACCAGAAGAAAATCATCCGCTGGGTAGAACTCGCGGTTCAGGCGGCGGAAGAGGCTGCGCGTTCCGGGCTGATCGACAAAAGAGCGAAGTACCAGTACGCGAAGGACTTTCTCGAAAAGCGCGGCGTGACCTTCGACGTCGACACCATGCAGGCTCTGATCGACAGTACCTGCTGGGAACTTTTTAACCAGTTCAAGAAAGATTCCGACTCGGGCGCCGAAAGCGAGGCGTGACATGAGAGCTGACGACGTGGCTGACCTCACGCGATCCGAATGGACGCGAGTCATCGATGAGTGCATCCATGATCGGAAATGGCGAGATATTTTTAAGCGCCGCTGGCTCGATGGGATCAAGTTCGAGCCCCTTGCGGAGGAATTCGGGCTTTCCGTCCGGCAGACGCAGCGGATCGTCAAAGCCTGCGAACAGAAAATCAAATCACGTATATAAATGTCATGAAACCGTCGCGAAAGCGGCGGTTTTTCTTCGTTCACTTTGCACAAAAATCGTGCTATAATATATACGCCGGAGGAAACTCCGAGTATATACTTAGGATGGTGAATCCACATGGCAGAATTCGCAAGCAACGGCAAGGCAAACGCGGCGCTGACTACCGGCATTATCGGTACGGCGGGCGTCGGCGCGGCTCTCCTGAACGGCGGGCTGAACGGGCTCTTCGGTGGCTGGAGAAACGGCAACTGCGGCTGTAGCGAAGATCACGTCGTCGACCGCTACGAAGCGGGACAGGCGGCGCGGATCGCGCAGTTGGAGACCGAAGTGAAGCTGCGCGACGCGAACACGTACACGGACCAGAAAATGCTCGAAATGTACAAGTACTTCGACGGCAAGGTGCGCGGACTCGAGATGGCAGACGCGGCACAGGCAGTCACTAATCAGCGCGTCGCTGACAGCTTTGAGGCAGCACACAATGATCTCGTCTGCGTCAAGAACGAGCTCTACGGCGCAATCCGCAACGAAGCTGAGAAGCGCTGCTGCGGCGACAACAGCATCGTCACCTACGCCAACGCGACGTTCTATCCGAAGCAGGTCGCGGACGTCACGACCGGCACGGCGACTACCGCACAGCCGACCTACAACCCGATCCCGAAGTGCGGGTGCGGGTGCGGCTGCGGCTGCAACTGACGGCAGGGGCGGCAATCGCCGCCCCATGAGGTGATTATATGGTAACTCTTGCACAGGCAACCGCCGGGATTGAGCGGTATCTCGACACCGAAATCCTCGCAAAAATCCCCGGCTGGCAGAAATGGGTCCTCGGCGCGGCAGCGTCTCGTATGCTGTCCCGGTCGGGAGAAATTTTTAATACACTGAAAAATAATCCCGTCGTATCGGCGATGGGAGTCATAGATGAGCAGGATCAAATCGACATCGACGCGGTTTACCGCGAATTCGCGGCTCAGGCGCAGCGCGGGGCGATAACTTTCGACGTACCGCTCGTCGGCGCTCTGACTCTGACCGCCGCCGATGTGGACAAGCTGTATGGATATATAATCGGAGGCTAAAATGAAAGACGAAGTAATGCGCGGCGTCATCTGGATGACGACCGACGGCATCAAGGACGCGGGGATGGCGTACGACTACGCCGAAGACGCGAAAGAAGCAGGGAAACCAGAGCTCGCGGCGCTGTTTATCGAAGACGCGAAGTACCGGCTCGGAAAAGTGAAGGAGTGGTACGACCGCGCGATGACCATGCACGGAGCTGTCGACGGAGTGACCGATGAGCTCATCGAGTGGCACCGGCAGGCTTACCGGGAGCTGCTGGACAGGGTCATGAAATTTAAGGCGTGAATTTCGCGAAAACGCTTGACAAATCCGGGAAACTGTGATATAATGATTTTGCGAAGGAGAAATCTTGAGCGCGTCTCCATCCGCGAGGATGGTGTGGATTGAAATATTGAAGATTTCATTATGAGATCGGGGAAAGGAGCAGAAATGCTCCTTTTTCTTGTTCATATAGTATTTACAAATAGATACGGTACTTTTTCTCCGAAAGCTATTGACTTTTTGTACCGAGTGTGCTATAATATATACATCACAAGGGACGCGGACAACCCAAAACCGCGAAGGAGAAATTATTATGAAGTACGAAGCAAGACTTTTCGCGCATGAATGGATCAACGGAACCGGCTGGGTTAGCGGGGAAGATGAAGTCGAATCTTGGGACGTCAAGCCCGAAGACGTAGAGACATGGAAGCAGCTGATTAAAAGCAACGACAAATCGCTCTTCGATTATGTCGTTGACACCGCAGAAGCGTTGAGCGACGGCGAAGAAGGCGATTGCCAGTGGACAATAAAACTTGTCGAGATCGACGAAGATGACGTTTTCGAAACTGGCGAACTCATCGCTGAAACCTCGATCTGGGAATCAGAGCTTAACCCTAACAAACGGATGAAAATAGCAAAGATTTACACCTGGTACGATTTCATGGACGGTCACAGATTCGCACCGTGCTGCGTCCGCCACTTCGACAAAGACCACTTCGACCACTCCTGCGAGCAGGAACTCGGTCTGATCATCACCATCCCGGAAGGATACCGCCTCAGCGAGAACGAGAACGGCGATCCGCTTCTTGTCCCCGAGAACGGCGGCGAGAACATCATGCTTACCTACGACGTCGATCGTAACTGCATCATGAATTACGCGCTCGAGTGCCCGATTCAGGGCGTCAGGATCGTCGAAAGGGTATCTTATTATGACTGATCTCAAGGAAGGCTGCGGAGGCACAATATTTCGCGCTGATCATAAAGGAGTACGGAAATGAAACGAACAATTAAAGGCACGCTGTGCGATACCTCCACAGCGGAGCAGATCGGCGAATCGCGGTACGACGGGTGCACCGAGTACCTTTACCGAACGAAATCAGGGAAGTACTTTATCCACACTGTACGGAGTAAAGGGCTCGTGCGAGAGGATATATACCTGATGACCAATACAGCCGCCGCTGATTGGATTATGGTCGCTTACGGACCCGTAGACGCCTACTACGACGCTAAGACCGGCGCAAAAAAAGAGTGGGCGAAGATCAGCGTGTCGTCGACGACCAAAGCGCTGATCGACGAGCTTCGCGGGGCATATGGGATGACTGCGAATGAGCTGATCTCAGACGCGCTTAAGACATATCGTAAAAACGCATGACGGAGCCGGGGAAAAATCCCCGGCTTTTCTCATGACAGCGTGACAGATTCGTGACAGATTTGATTCCAAAATACCGTTTTTGACGGCGAAATTTCGTCACGGGAGGTGGAATAAGAGCGCCCGAAAACCCGCATGAATACAAGAAAAAACCGCCTATCGGCTTGATAAGCGGTTTATTCATTTGGTCTGAGTGACAAGACTTGAACTTGTAAACTTAGTCCGAAAAACGCCTGAAATAAAGGCACTTTGGTTTTTGCGTGACGGATTTCATGACGGATTTTGCAAAATGTTATTATAATATTCTTCAAGCCGGGCGAATATTTCATCCTTCTTGTCCCGCATAATATGCCCATAGATGCGGTTCACCATGTCTTCAGTTTCGTGCCCGAGATAGTCGGCGATGTACTTCACCGGGATATTCAGCAGGATCATCACAGACGCCGCATAGTGGCGCAGAGCGTGAAAAGTATAGTGCTTGCCACAGCACAGCTCAAGCGCGTGCTGATAGTGCTTCCGCACGGTACGCTCCGACAGTGTGGTGACAAACTCCGCATCCGGCTGATACGCGCGTCTGAGCGCCGCCTCGACGGCGGGCAGCATCCTGATTGTCCGGTCGCCGGCTCTGGTCTTTGGAAGCTTCATAGTAGCTTTGTTGTACATCCCTCTGATCTTCGCCGCGCAGATGTGGATTGTCTTCGCGTCGAAATCCACCTTAGACCATCTCAGCCCGAGGATTTCCGACATCCTCATCCCGCACAGCGCGCCAAGGTGAACGGCGGCGTCGATATCACTTCCCCGCACAGTCGCCAGCAGAGCCATGACGTCAACCTCCTCCGGAATCACGATCTCACTCTTCTGCGTCTGTGGGAGTTTTGTATGCAGCGTCATCTCCGGTCGGAACATTTTCAGCGTCGAGGACAGCAGCCCGTGCATACAGCGGACAGTCTTCGGTGAGTGGTCGGCGGATTCCGCGCTTATGGCAAGCTGCACCTGCTCCTGCGTCAGGTCGGCGAGCTTTACATTTCGCAACGCAGAAAGATTGCTTAACCTGATGCGTGTAAATTCGCGGTACGAGGACGGCGACAGGGTATTCTTCTTCGCCTCGACGTACCGCTCCATAGCCTCTCCAACCGTCATGCCCGCATACGGATCGTCCGGCTTGTCCATCTTCCTCTCCGCCTCGAACTGTGCCGCGCGGAGCTGCACGTCCTTCTTATCCTTGCCCGAAAACGTTTTGTACTTATTCTCTCCTATCAACACCCTTGCGCGCCAGCTGCCGCTCGGGAGCTTGTCCATAATCATCTCATCACCTCTTTATCCATCCCACGTTCGGGTTTATGACGTCAAACGCAAAAAGAAAACAGATGAACGCCATCAGCGCCACCGCAATCGTCACCGCGACTCGGAACTCCCGGCTCATGCGGACAATCACCGCTTTCAAATCCGATATGCGGTCGATGTACAATTTTTCCAACATCTTCAAGGCTTCTTCCGCCGTCATCTCGGTGGTCTCCTCCTGGTCGCTCGCCGTGGTCTCGTCACTGATCAACTCATCGACCGTCACACCGAGTGTCGCCGACAGCAGCGATGCCGTCACGTATGTCGTCGGGTAGCCTTTCAGCAACCTCTTCACCGTGCCTTCTGACAGCTTCGTTTCCTCCGCCAGACGAGCGTTCGTGTAGTGCTGCTGATCCATCAACCGGCGCAAAATGTCCGGATTTATTATTATGCTAACCATGAATTGTCCTCCATCACCCACAAAATGTCGAAAAATGACCTACGATTACCCTTGCTTTTCTGTGCAAAAAGGTGTATAATGGAATCATGAAATAAACGCGAAAGCGAGGACAACAAATGCCGCACACATCGAATCAGCCTGAACCGCCCGACCGAAGCAAGCACCTCGATCAAGATGAACGCCGTGTTATCGAAGACTTCCGCACCCTTACGCCTGAAAACAAGCGCAAAGCAATCGCCCTCCTGCGACGGCTCAAACAGTCGCAGGAATAGTTACTCGCCGCCTTCGGGCGGCTTTTTTTATTTCTTTTTGTTCAGCGCATCGAGACCGTCGACTATATCCGCCATACCGCTCAGGTGCGCACCGATTGCCGAATAAATAGTGCCTACTACAAGCAAGCCAATAAAAACGCCTACCCAAAACGGGATGACGTCGCCCGACATACCGCTGAGGCATACGCCGATTATCTCCATGACCGCCGCAACATATATAATCACCGCCACGACACTGAATACCGCCGACGTTCTTCTCAGCCACGGCACGGAGTCGGGCGCGTACTGTTTCACCGGCCGGCTGTCACTGTGCGCTTCACGGTACGCCTTATCTGTCTCGTCGCCTTCCTTCAGCGACACGCCGGTCATATCTACCCCGATTCCGCTGTCGGTGCAGTATGGGCATCGTATCGCGTCGTCAGGGACTTCTCTGCCGCACCTGTTGCATTTCTTGCTCAAACCCAATCACCCTTTCATCTGCTCAATGATTTTCTTGAACAGCTCCTGCTTCTCCGGGGACACGCTCCGGTAAAGCTCGAGCAGTTCTTTTTCTTCGGAGGACAGCTCGTCCGGGCTGCCCGTGGGGGCGGGATCGTCAGTCTCGCCGGTGAGGTAGGCGGGAGTAGTAGAGAGAGTGGCGGCTATGATCTCCAAGTCGCTGGTAGATAGCCCACGCTTGCCCAACCACACGTCATTCAGAAAGAATTGCCCGTGACCAGTCGACTCGCTTACGAACTTCTGCGACAACCCCTTAGACTTGCACAAAGTTTTCACTCGTTCTTTGAACATGGAAGTATTCAACATAAATATTTCCTACTTTCTGAAAAAGATGTTGGCAACTGACGAATCCTAAAAAATTAGGAATAACCTATTGACATTCCCAAGATTTTAGGTTATAATATTATCAGTCACAAATTCGTGACAGGCAAAACGACGTCGGGTGAGGGTACTCCGTATTCAGGCGGATTCCTGAATGCGGTTATTTTCTGGGATGTGCGATAATCGAAATGTCGGTGAACTCAGTCGCTTAAACGGTCAGTTGATTAAAGCGTCAGACCAAGCATTAAGAGGTCAACGATGAGCTGGAGAATGCAGACGGTTAGGTACAGTTTCTCAAATTTACTCACAAGACCACCTCCCCATTACGGTTCGGCGCTCTGTGGCGCTCTCAGTATAGGGTGTCGAGCCCTCACCCGACGGTTGCTATGTGGTACTACTATTATATCACGTTGTCATTGATTTGTCAAGATTTTGTGCCAAATTAAGGAGGAGAAAACCATGACAGAACAAGCGCAGAAAAACAAAGACAAGCTCGGGAGAATTCAGACCGCTCAGGATGAGCTGGTCGATAACCTGATCGTACAAGCGCTCCACGCTGCGAAAACAGCGGGCCTCTCCACCAACGTCTGGATGGACAGCGGTGAGCTGAGGATTACCATAAGGGGCGCACGTCAGCAGTACATGATATTCACCGACGAAGACAAGTCGGACATCGGCGCCCTGGTCGACGCCGTCGAGTGGCTGCTCAGCCAGCCGCCGAAGGAAGACGAGCCGGAGAAGGACGACGATTAAAATGGAGGAGAACACCATGACCACGAACGAGGAGCTGAGGGAACTTCTCGACGAAATCAAAGCGTTCCGTGCCGACGTCACCGAGACCATGCGCCGGTTCGACGAGCGGATCGCAGAGTGTGAGAAGGCTCTCATCAAGGAAAAACAAAAACGGAAATCGAAGGACGAGAAGATCGCGGCAGACCTGAAAGCTCTATACGAAGCGGTCAACGAACTCGCCAAAACGCCGATCTGGGAAGACAAATACGACCACCGGATCGCGATAAGCCGGAAAGCGGCATACGCCAGGTTCAAGGAACTCGGTGTAAAACCGAAAGACGCGCTGGACGCCTTAGCAAGGAACGGATACCTCGTGAGGGACAGCGAAGGAAAGAACACCCGCACGGTAAGACACGGGCGTGAAGTAGAAAGGGCGGTGATGATAAACAATGGATATATCGAAATTTCTGGAAACGCATAAGCTGACCGGACGATGGCTGATTGCACAGCTCCGTATGGTCGGCTACGAAATCTCGGACAGTTTCCTCAGCCGGATTCTCTCCGGCGAGCGGAACTCCGACTACGCGCAGGAAGTCCGCGCGGCGGCAACCGCCATCTGCTACCGCTACGGAAAGAGCATGGACATGGACGAAAGGAGCGCTGCGAATGCCGAGGCTGTCCAAAACGGTAGCTGAGAAGCAGCTCGACGCGCTTAGAGACTCCGTTGACATCTACATGATGAAACGGACGCGAGACGGCGTTGACTGCTCAACTGCCGCCGCCGCGTTGGGGTTCAAGTACTCAACCCTCCGCGACCGGCGGAAAAGACCGGAAACGTTTACAATAGGTGAAATCCAGCGTATCGCGAACACGCTGAACGTCACCGTCCCGACACTGCTCGGGGAGAATAATTAATTAAAGGAGAAAACCAAAATGTACGAAGAGAAGAAGAACAACAAGACCAAGACCGCGCAGAAAGACACTGCCGACGCAATAAGAAAAATCGTCTCGAAGATGTACATTGAGCACACCATGAACCAGTTCGGAGACGACGCTGACTCAATGCTCGGTTGGCTGGCTCACCGCGCCGGGAACCAGGAACCGATACGCGGGCACAAGCTCGACAAGCTCAGAATGATAGTCGATAACGACTGCATCCAGCTCATGTATCCGGAAACGGATCTCCGCATCATGGTGGACGATGGAAAGCTCACCGTCGAAAACCTCCGGGAAACCGTCCGCCTCGTCATCGAGCATGACCAGGAAACGCTCTGGAATATATCGTGCAAGATCGCCGATGAGATGATGGACGAGGACGACGAGGACTGAATCGGGTAAGGGGAGAAAACCATGAACAAAAGGCAGAAAAAGAAATACACCGACCGCGTTTATGCGCTGGTATACGACGTTACCTACGAATCGAACGGGCAGCACGACATTTATCGCGGCTCGATAGTCGCGAGAGGTAAAGCCTTTCACCGGTGCTGGAGCTGGATGAAAAAAAACGATATCTTCACCCCACTCTTCGAGGACGAGCCGATACTTGTGCCGGTCCGCTTTTACTCAATCGGGCTGACCGTGACACAGACCGGCGCGAGAATGGCAAGCGTCCGCTCTTGGGGGGAGAGACCATGAAGAAAACCGATTTCGTCCACTCTCGCCTCTCCCCGCTGCTCCGCGCGCTGGACGACGACATCCTCGCGGTCTCGTACGGAAAGGTCGGCACGAAAGAGCACGTTTACATCGTCTTCGTCGGCGGCTATCTCGCCATCGATGTGTCAGGTCTCGGAAACGATGGGATCACCGAGCTTGTGGTCAGGAGGCTTATCAGAAATGGGCAGACACGCTAAATACACCGATGAGATGATCGCCGAAATGATCCGGCTGAGGCACGCCGGATTCACCGTCGCCGAGGTCGGGGAGAAGTTCGGAATCTCAAGCCGCGCCGTCTTGGGAGTTCTTCAATACCACCGTCCCGGCGCTGTCCATGACATCTGGGTGTCCAGACTCGACCGGATGGCACAGAGGTGGAATGACGGCTTCAGTGTCCAGAAAATCGCCAAAGAGTTTCGACTGCAACCGAATACAATTTACCGCATCGCGGCTCGGAACCGCGACAAATTTGCAAGGAGACATCAAAAATGACAGAAATGGCTATAAAAACCGCTTCGAATGCGCTGCACCGCATCGAGCAGGAAAAGAACAACGAGCTCCGGCGCGAAAACGCCGAACTCCGCGCGATGGTAAGAGCGTTGCTCAACGCGCACACCGTCGAGGTCGAAATCGAGAGAGGGAGGGCAAAATTCTATGATGCCGCGCAGATGGACAGAAGAGGCTATTGACAACGTTCTCGCCCGGATCCGGGCGGGCGAAAAGACGGCGGACATCGCCGCCGAGTTCGGAATCTCCAGAGTGTCGCTCCAGAGCGCCCTCCACAAGCACCGCGGCGCCGTCGTCAGGAAAGCCAGGGATGAAATGTACGACGACATGTCGAAGCTCTGGCAGGACGGCGTGAAAATCGCGGACATCGCGAGCCGGTATCATATGTCTGCAAACACTCTCACGAGCATCGTGGTCAAACGCCGCGACCTCTTCCCGCGGCGGTACAAAAGGGTGGGACGAGACATGATCACCAAAGATGAAATCCTCGCCGAACTCGAAAACACCACCGAGCCGGAAAAGAAACTCCACGAAATCGCCGCCCGGACGAGGCTGCCGGTCATGGTCATCCGGAAAATCCTGAAGGGTCTCGTCACCGTCGTTCCGCCGGAGCGCGGACACGACAACACCGACCGCGTCGCCGAAAGCCACATCGAAAAAGGCGTCAACCGCGGCAGATGGTCGGACGAGGACATTCAGTACATGGCAGAATGCTGGAACCGCGGAGCGGACATCCTCGAAATCGCCGAAGCCGTCTGCCGGTCGGAGCAAGCCGTCCGGGGCGTCATGCAACGGAACCGTGAACTCTTCCCCCGCCGCCACGAGCGCGGGAGAATCTGGTCGCCGGAGGAAATCGCCCGCGCCGCCGATATGTGGTCGGATCGCGATATCAGCGAATCGGAAATCTGCAACGCCCTGCACAGGTCGCGGAGCGACTTCTATCAGCTCCGCGCCGAAAACCGCAAGCTCTTTCCGTCGAGGCGGAACACCTACAGGAGGGTTGAACCATGAAAGCACGAATGTCCCCCGCCACCGCGCGGAAAAACCTCCCGGCAGGGACGCAGGAAGCCGTCCGGGCAATGGTCGACGCCGAGTTCGCGGAACGGCAGAAAATCTACGCGAACCGGATTTTACTCGCCACCTGCCTCGCGCTGAATGATATCGCAGGGTTCGGCGACAAACGCCTGATGTACATACTCCAAGGCATCGAGGACATCACGTCCGACTACGCCGAAAGAGCCGGAAAGAACTACAGACCCGAAACCGCCGAGGAGGACAAAGTCGCACAGATGATGCAGGACGAGCTCCTCGGGCGCGGGAGAACACACATAGTGATAAAATCTAAGTGAGGAGAACAATTATGAGAAACGAAGACGAGAAGCTGCGGGAAGCCGCAAGGATGCTGAGCGTGAACTGTGAGGGATACCGCGACGGGTGCAAAGGCTGCCTGTTCTGCCGCGACAACCTGAGCTGCAAGATCAACGGAATCCCGCAAACGTGGGACAGCGACTTCGGGGACGACCATTCTGTGGATGTGCACAGAAAGGTCTGGCATGCCGCGGGCGGCAAAAAGTACGGTACACCAACCGATACACCAACTGATACGGTTGCACCAACTGATGCACCAACCGCGAGCGGCAAGACCCGGCAGGAAAGGTTTCTCGAGATGTTTCCACACGCTATTGTGTTTAGCGGCGCGCTGAATATTTGCCCGGGCGATATAGATGTGCGCTACACGTGCCGCGGACCGAAAGATTGCACCGACTGCAAGAAAGAGTACTGGCTCGCCGCTGAGAAGGAGGAGAAATCATGATTGACGAGAAAACACGGAGACAGATCGAAGCCTATATCCCGTCGCCTCGGGACAAGTCGCTGGGATTCAACGAATACTACGTAAACCAGAACGGTCGCGTGAAGCGCGGGCACGCGCGGGAACTGTTCGAAACCGACGACGGTGATGACCTCATCGGGCTGGTCGACGACCGCGGACGGCAGATTCACGGACTGTGGGAGTTCGACAGCTTCAGACGCTGCGAGCTTTACGATAATGAGACCGACTGCCGGAGTCAGACGCACGGCGCGTATGATGATTGGGAGCGGCTTAGGAGGATACAGGAGGGTGGAAATGGCTGACTATATCGACCGCGAAGAAGTGCTAAAACACAAAGCGATACTTTACGATCCGTTAAACACGCGCGGCTGTTCCTACGTTGTTACGACCCAAAGCATCATGAAAATTCCGTCTGCCGACGTCGAGCCGGTCGTCCGCGGGCACTGGCTCACATGGGACGAAAAGTTTCCCGGCAACGCTGTGGGAAAGAATCTTGGAGTTTTCTGTTCAGTGTGTGGAAACCATTCGGATTATAGCTCGCCGTATTGCGCGAATTGCGGCGCGAAGATGGAGGACGAAGATGGCTGAGTGGATCAGCGTGAAGAACAGACTGCCGGAGGACGGCAAAAAAGTTCTCTGCTGGTACGAGTATTTCCGCTATGGCAACTATAATCGTATGTTTCAGACATACGGTATCGGACTATGTTATAACAAAATGTGGTGCGGAGAAGTGGCGAACGGAACTCGTGCGCGAGTGATCGCGTGGATGCCGCTTCCCGAACCGCCGAAAAGGGGAAAATGATGGCTGAATGGATAAGCGTTAAGGACAGGCTGCCGGAAGTCGAAACCGAGGTTTTGATACGAGCACAGTGGAGATGCGGTAATGATACGCACTCAACAATTGCCACCGCGTTTTACGAAGACGGAACGGTGCTTGAAGATAACAGTCGCTGGAATTGGTCTGAAATCTGGGAATGGGGAATATACGATGAAGAAAAAGACGGGTATAAAATCCCCCAAGGATGGTGGGAAAGCAGTCACTACATCCACGATGACCATTACAACAATATTGATGATGAGGTGACGCACTGGACGCCGTTGCCGAGACTGCCGGAAGAGGAGGACGAAAATGGACGCAGTTAATTTTATCGTGACGCGTGACAGAATGTGCAAGTCGTTTAACAATCGCTGTAGGGGATGCGAAATAGCAAATCGCATGGACGGCAACGAATCGTGCAACGATTATATCAAACGCTGCCCCGCCGAAGCTGTTGCGATTGTTGAGAAATGGAGCAAGGAGCACCCGAGGAAGACGAGACAGTCGGAGCTTTTGAAGATATTCCCGAATGCTCGTAGGTGGGACAACTTCATAGACCTCTGCCCGCAAACGATAGAAAAATTCGATTGCCCGCAAAAGCATGGGATAGACAATTGGAAGTCTTGTGCGAAGTGTAAGGGGCAGTATTGGAACGAGGAGGTTGAATAATGGACGCGGTTGAATTCTTTGAAGAGCATGACAGGATGTGCAATTCATTTGGCAGCGATTGCACAGGCTGTGAAATTTACAAAGTGACAATGAGCAGCTTGACTTGCAATGCTTTTATTTTTACTCGTCCGCGGGAGATGGTCGCGATCGTCGAGCGCTGGGCAAAAGAGCATCCGAGGAAGACCCGGCAGAACGAGCTTCTGAAGCTGTTCCCGAGGGTGGAAAAAGCCGCTGATGGCATGGTCGCATTCTGCCCGGAAGACATGGATTCAAAGTTCGTTTGCCCGATTAAAAACGGTGGTTGCCGAGACCAGTGTATCGGCTGTCGTGAAAAGTACTGGCTCGAGGAGGTGGACGAATGAGAATTCTCAGATCAACCCCGTTCGTCCTGCTGTACATCTCCGTCGCGATTCTTGTCGCAGGATGCGTGCTTTTGGGTTCGCGCGCGATGCTCAACCCGTTCAACGCTATTCCGCTCGCGGTGACGCTGATGGCGGTCGGCGGAGCCCTGACGGTGGCGTATGGGTTTGCGGCGTGGATGTTTGTGATGGAAAAAATTGATAAAGGAGAGGTGGACGACAATGGCGATTAAAATTATCAAACCGGGGAATCCCGTGAAAGCGAAGCAGACACGACGATTTACCTGTCTCTTCTGCGGCTGCATCTTCAACGCCGATCTCGGAGATTACGAGGCGGTGATGATATGCAATCAGCTCGACGATGTGATCGTACACCAAGCAATCTGCCCGGCCTGCCACAAATGGGTGCGCAGGTCGGAACCGCTCGATGAGTAAACCCCACTACGGGAGAAAGGGAACACAGTGATAAAAGCAAAACTTGACTACAAGAAAGATATCTGCGAGATCGACGTGAGGGGCAAACTCCCGGAGATAACGAACGAAGTCGCGACCATCATCGAGAATGTCTACGAGGCGTTAGACGAGCCGCACAAGGCGCTATATAGGCACGCGCTTATCATGGCGATTGAAGACGGGCAACTGCTCGGCGAGGGAGACAACGGCGATGAATGCTAAACTCGCAGCCCTCATCGTCAAAGTCCTCGACTTCATCGCGGAGCACCCGGAGCTCGAAACCGATTTCGATATCTGGCGCGTCGGTCCTGAGCACGAACTTCGCGCGTCGTTCTGCTACAACTACAAAAGCGACCTGGACGCGCTCGGAATGCCCGTCGCGAAATGCCGATACATCGAAAACGGGCGACTCATCAAGTCGATGGATTTCCTCGCGTCGGAAGAGAACTTCAAGCTCCTGCTCGAGGGGCTTGAAAAGCTGGAGAAAAAGCACCATGATCATTAAAGATTCCATCACCGAGTACCACGCAAAGCCGAGTGTCAGCAAGACGAAGCTCTGGCGGCTCCTGAGCGACACCCCGGCGAAGTTCAAGTGGCTCGAAGACCATCCCGAGCCGCCAACCGCCGCGATGCAATTCCGCACTGCACAAATACGTGCTCGAGCCGGACGGATTCTTCGACGAGTACGCCGTCGCGCCGCAATGCGACAGACGGGCGAAATCCGGGAAGGAAGAATATCAGGCATTTGTGGAAAATGCACAAGGGAAAACGGTAATCTCTGCGGACGACGCGGGGCTTATCGCCGAAATGACCGGCGCTATCCGGGCAAACCCACGCGCCGACTTCCTTCTCCGGGGCGAGGTCGAGACGTCCTACTACTGGCGGGACGACATGACCGGGCTCGACTGTCAGGCACGCCCCGACTGCGTGAAGATGGTCGACGGCAAAGCGCTGATTGTCGATCTCAAAACCTGCGCCAGGGCTGACACCGAGACCATGGTGAAGCAAGCCTACGCTCTCGGATACGATATGCAAGCCGCCATGTTCATGGAGGCAGTGAGCAGAGAACGCAATGTTGGGTGCGACTTTCTGTTCATCTGTGTCGAGAAGGAACCGCCCTACCTCATCAACATCCTGCAAGCCGACGACCTCATGATCAAAAGCGGGCAGGACAGATTCCGGGAAGCTATCGGGATTTACAAATCCTGTCTCGACTCCGGGAACTGGTACGGGTATGAGGGCGCGTTCGGGATGGTGAACACGCTCGGACTGCCGAAGTGGGCGGCGAAAGAGATTGAGTAGGAGGTAACTATGCTGAATGGAATGCCGCTGCCCGAATCGCAGCTCTGCGGGCTGAACGGTGTCGAGAGCTGGCGCAGGGCAATGATCGGCGTGAAGCGAGAGCCTAAGCCGGTCAGCAAATTCACGAGCTATTCACCGCCTGATGCTGATTCGCTGGGGCTCATTGACAAGGCTGCCGTGGAGGACTACCTCCTCGGACGCGACATTGAGTGGTGCAAGACTATCGGCGAAGTAAAGGCTTATCATCGGCGCATAAACAAAGCGCTCGACGAAGTACTCAACGAACTATTAAAAAAAGAATTGATTAAAAGGAGCACAGAAAATGGATAACGTACAGGAAATCATCCCCGCGACCGCCGAACAAGCCGTCGCGCCGGTCAACGCAGCGCCGATGAACGTCACCAATATGTGGGTGGACAAGGACGCCTTTGAACAGGCGCAGCGCGTCGCGATCATGCTGTCCAAATCGCAGATGATCCCGGAAAAGTACCAGAACAAACCGCAGGACTGCTTCGTCGCTATCGAAATGGCGGCGCGCGCCGGACTCTCCCCGCTCGCCGTCCTTCAGAACGTCGACGTCGTGAAAGGCAAGCCCCGCTGGAGCGGTCAGGCGTGCATGGCTATCATAAACTCGTGCGGGCGCTTCCGCGATGCTCGCCCGGTCTATACCGGCACGAAAGGCACTGACACCCGCGCCTGCTTCATCCGCGCGATCCGGATTTCGGACGGCGAAGTCGTCGACGGCACCGAGATCTCCATGAAAATGGCGGCGGCTGAAGGCTGGATGAGTAATACGAAGTGGAAGAATATGCCGGAGCAGATGCTGTTCTACCGTGCGGCGGCGTTCTTCGCGAGGATGTACTGCCCATCGGAGCTCCTCGGCGCGATAGTCGAAGGCGAGCCAGAGGACATCGAAGCGTCAAGGCAGAAGCAGTCCGGCGCATCAGCGACCATGACAGCCGCCCTCGACGCCGCAATCGCCGCCGGAAAGGAGAAAAAATAATGCTGAACAAAGTCACTTTTCAGGGCAGATTCACCGCTGACCCGATCATGAAGCAGACTCCAAGCGGCGTCAGCTACTGTAACTTTGACGTCGCGTGGAGCGAAAAATACAAGGAGGTCGAATCGACCTGCTTCCTCAAATGCCGCGCGTGGAGAACCACCGCCGAATTCCTGCCGAAATATTTCCACAAAGGCGACCAGGTTATCGTTGAGGGGCAACTCATCACCAACTCGTGGACGGACGACCAGGGGCAGAAACACTCCACGATAATCTGTGACGTCGACAAGTGCCACTTCTGCGGCGCGAAGGGCGGCGCTCAGGGCGCGGAAAACTATCGGGCAGGCAACTATACTCCTACGGTGAGAACGACCGCTACGGACGCTCCTGGCGCGTCTCAGGACGTCCCCAATTTTGAGGTCCTGCCCGAGGGCGACGTGCTGCCGTTCTGAGGTGAGGCATGATAATCCCAAAATCTGTAAAAATTGGTGGCAAAACATACAAGATCGAAATAACCGACCGACTCGATTTCGGAATAATAAGTTGCTCCGGCGAAATTTTGTATGATAAACTCATTATTCGTGTTGCCCCGAACGCAGAGCAGATGATGCACGGCGTTCTGCTGCATGAAATCGTGCATGGCATACTTCAAAATCTCGGATATCGTGACCACGATGAGCAGAAGGTCGATGCGCTCGCGAATGCGCTTCACGCGCTGATTGTTGACAATCCCGGCATGTTCGAGAGGAGGCAGAAACAGTGACAATCCAAGTCGACTCGAGGGAGAAAGCCCACATCATCGAGGGGATTATCCGATACTTCGACGAGCAAGGGATCAAGCACTATTCTTCCAAGCTCATCGTCGGCGACTATATGAACCTTGACAATCCAAAATTAATTTGTGATCGCAAACACAATTTGTCGGAAATTGCCAACAACCTCACCAACGACTCCGGACGTTTCATGCGCGAAGTGCGACTCGCAAAGGAACTCGGAATCCATCTCGTCGTGCTGTGCGAGCACGGCGGGTGGTGCAAGTCGATCCGCGACGTCAAAGACTGGCACAATCCGATGCAGGGGAAAATTCCATACGCGATAAGCGGGAAGGAACTTATGGAGCGGATTTACAAAGTCCATATCGCGTACGGTGTCGACTTCCTGTTCTGCGACAAGCGCTGCACCGGGCGGCGGATCGTCGAAATTCTGGGAGGCACGAAATGAATAAGCGGCGGTTGAAAAAGCAAACCTACTGGAAAAACAGCGACCGGATCATCCTGTGGGCTGCGGCGGCTCATCCGGAACG